CCCTACACGACGCTCTTCCGATCTCATGTGCATTCTTCATCCGGAACAAAATGAAGATATTTCTTTCCGTTCAGATTTTTCCAGTTGAGCATATTTTTCTTATTTTGCCGACATACACATAAGTACTCGATATACGCCGTACACCTCTGACAAAGGAACGTCAAAGTCCGAGAATTTCGGGTCCGGGTTAACCGAATGGCATTTCACATAACCTTCCTTACCCTTGCATTCATGGAGTTCCTTTACTATAACCCCATTTGCAGTGTCCAAAACGTATGTTTTACCCCAGTCTATAAAAATATTGGGGTTTATCTTCTTTATCAAAATACGGGAACCTGAGGGGTATTCAGGTGCCATACTATCTCCATATACTGTAATGGCAAAGTCTACATCTTCAATGGGTGAAATTATAGCCTCACAATTTTGGAGCATTGCGCCTGGAGCCGCAAAACCCGTAAGCGTTCCTCCCATAGCTGACATGGGAAGAAGATATGTAGTGTAGCCTCCCATATCCCCTTTGTTTCGACTATCATTTATCGTACTTTCCAAAAAAGAAGATACAACAAATTTAGCCACGGACTCAGAACCGTATGCTTCTTCCAGCCTTTTTTTCTGTATCGGTTCTAAGTCTCTCATAGTCTTTTCCATTCCAGAGATATTTGACTGCTGACATTTTAGAATCTCTGCCAATTGCTTTTGAGTAAGATTAAAAGCCTGTCTAAATCCTTTCAAATCGTACATATCACTAATATATTAAGCCTATAATGATAATTAAAGTTAATATCAGTGATATTTATAGGCTAATATCATTGATATATCAGTGATGTTAGTATCTTTGCAACATCAAACAATAAACAACAGCACAAAGGAACGAAAAATAGTTCGGAAGTGCAAAAATATTGACTAACTAAAAAGAGGTAAGACAATGAAAAGATTCGATTTACGACAGATTATGAGAGATGCCCACAGAACTTACAAGTATGTAGGCAAGAAACAAGGCAAGACCTTCGGTGAAGTTCTGAAATCAACATGGAAACTGGCAAAACTGAATGTTACAATGCAGGAAGAGCTGGCAAGACAACAGGAAGAAAGAAATAACAAGGTGTTCACTCCGGTCAAAGCAGAAAAAGTCACTTTCAAAGCCGAATGGTCAGACTGCTACAACTCCAACAGCCGTGGATATTTAGGTTCCCAGTACTGCGGAGATTAATAAGGACATTAATCAGGATTATCCTGTCCGGTCTCGATACCGGAAACAATCCGTAAAAGGTATGGCAGGAACTACATGGAGTGATTGCCCTTAGCAATCCGTTCCAGAAAGCGATACTGGCGCTTACCCTCAATCCCAGCATAGAGGACGCGAGAACTAACGGTCGAAGCAAGCAGCCTGTAACAAGGTCGATGCAAGCAGCCGGGCGAAGTAAGGGCGATCATGCCCCGAACGGTTATGCAGTGAAGAACAGTAGCTGACAACTCCGGTGGGAAGACCAGAGAGAGGTTATCGGGGCACAAACTAATACACAATCAAATGAAAGCAATATCAATATTATGCGCAGTATCATACACGATACTCCTTATTACCATGTGCGATATGGGCGTATGGTTCTGGATAGCATCCACCGCCTTCGCGGTAACATCATTAGTGATAAGCAACGAACTTGACAATATTGAAAATCAAAAAAAATAAAGCTATGACAACAGTAGAAGAATTACAAAGCATGACACACGAAGACCTTGTAAGACGTGTGCAAGAACTGGAACAAGACCTTAAAGAAGTCAAGGAACAGAGCGACATGTGGCTCGATTCGTTCACCCGCCTACAGGCACGACACGAAAGCAGCATTAATGCTCTAGACAACATCGTTAAACTCGCTAAATTGAAGTAATATGGTAAAAGTAACAGAAAATTGGGCGGCCACATTGAGAGCGATGAAGGTAGGTGATATCGTTGTGTTCCCTGTGCGTGCGATATCTTCCGTCAACACAACCATTTCCAGACTAAGATTGGAGATGTGTGTAGAAAATGCCGATTGGAAACGAACAGGAGAGGTTGACCGCAAGCGCGGAGAGTTCAAAATCCAGCGTGTGTCATGATTACGCTATCAGAGCGCGAGCATCTTGTCGCCGAACAATATTGCAAGGGTTTGGCCGACAAGGAAGTAGCCGACAGTCTGCAACGCTCGGAATGGACCATCAAAGCACAGAAGCGGGATATATACAAAAAGCTGGGTATTTCCAAAGATACCGAGCTTGTATTATACATGTTCTGTGAGCGCATGAAGATCAACTTCGATATAAAAGAGATACGTAAACACGGGCTTGAGCTATTCTTCTCCATCCTGTTCCTTGTCATTGCCGCATTGGATTTTCATCCCGACATGAGACAATGCAGCAGAGCAAAGACAAGAACCACCCAAGTATCAAGAACAAGACGAACAAAAACAGATTCAGATTATGAACTATACAGTTAACAACCAACTACGGACATCCATCTTATTTGATGGAACGGCAGAAGCACGGCTAGCAGACATCCTAGCCATCATGGACACCCATACATTCGGTAAAAGAGAAGCGGCCAAAATAGTTGGAGGCATAGGAAGGCTTATCAGACTGATCGAAGAAAACAAAATACGTTCCGACAAGCCTACATGCGCACAAAACGGGAAATGGTTCTGCAATGCCAGTGATGTCCTGCGTTATGCACAGGTCAAAATGCCAAGGAAGCCTAGAAAATTAAAAAAGAAAGTGGCATAAGCCACACGGGTAATTAGCTTAATGGAAAAGCGGTATTCACTTTTTTCTTTACGTTCAGACGGTTTGTGATTGTTTTCAGGAGGAATACAGATACAGGTTCGAATCCTGTATTACCCACACCCAAAGAGAGGGAGCCGTACACCCTTATAAACGTAGCCATGTTAGAGACTTCAAGGCAGTGAAGCAGAGAGCAATTTGTTAGATAATAATTTAACCCAAAGCCGCTGGAAAGGACAGCGTGAGGTGAGAGCCCTCTTTATATGTTATATTCTATATCCTTATTTATCCCGGTGTGTCCTGGCCGACTATCCGGGAACTATTTTTTTTAACTCATTTATTAACCACTAAAAATTATTGATTATGGGACTTATCAAAAAACCTAACGAACTGACAGTTAAGAATGCCCTGTCGGCATTAATCTACGGACAACCTGGTATGGGAAAGACCACACTGGCGTTAAGCTCTCCCCAGCCACTACTCCTGGACTTTGACGGTGGCGTTCACCGTGTGAATGCAGCCCACCGTGTAGACACCGTACAAATTTCCAAATGGGAAGAGGTGGATGAAGTTCTTACGAGCGGAGAAATTGCCGAATACAAGACCATCGTTATTGATACGGCAGGAAAAATGTTATCCTTCATGGATAAATATATAATGAAAAACAATCCCAAAATGAAGAAAGCGGATGGCACACTGTCCCTGCAAGGATATGGAGTACGAAAGAATATGTTCATCAACTTCGTAAACCAAGTCACACTAATGGGTAAATCAGTAATATTCGTAGCCCATGAACGCGAGGAAAAGAACGGAGAAGACAAACAGATACGCCCGGAAATCGGAGGTTCTTCTGCCGGTGACCTGATTAAAGAACTTGATCTTGTAGGCTATATGGAAGCCATAGGTAAGGACAGAACCATCTCTTTTGATCCGTGCGAGAAATTCTACGGTAAGAATACCTGCAATCTTCCGGCACGCATAAAGATACCAGTTATCATTAATGCAGAAGGTACAATCACCGGACCGAACGACTTTATGACAAAGATTGTAAACACTTATCAGACCTATCAGGAAAAACAGGCAGAACTGTCCTCCGAATATGAAGGTCTTATGGAAGTTATCAAGGAACAGATAGCCATGGTAGCGGATGCGGACACGGCCAACGAAGTGAAACAATCACTGGAGAGCCTGCAGCATATCTTCGACAGCAAATTACAAGCAGGTATGCTACTGAATAAAAGATGCAAGGAATTAGGATTGAAATTCGACAAAGTCAAAAAAATATATGAAGCAGCCTAGTTATAGAATCTATCCCTCATTACTTGACAAATTCGACAAGTATCTGAGAGCTGATGAAGAAGTGGAAAACTTCTGGAACATTGATAATGAAACCGGAGAGTATAAACGCTCTCCGGAAGAAATCGAAGAGAGCCTGAAGCAAGACCTTCTGGATGCTATCAACCGTGTACCGTTTGAGAGTGAAGCAGCCGACAAGGGAACAGCCTTCAATGCTATCATTGACTGCTATGTCCATTGCGAAAATCACGTGCCGACAGAGCGTTCCCCCTACTCCATCATTGGCGATAAGGAAACCAATACCATACAAGTAGCTTTTCCAGCAACGGATATCGCACCTGCACGGCATTTCCTTTTTGACAGACAATGGTGTATAGAACAGGCAGAGTATTTCAAAGGCTCATTAAGTCAGGTCTATGTATCCGCCATTCTTCCTACCCAGTACGGAAATGTGGAGTTATACGGATTTATCGACGAACTCCGAAAGGATGTTGTTTATGACATAAAATCCACATCTAAATACGAGTTCGGCAAATACGCCCACGGGTGGCAGCGCCATGTCTACCCTTATTGCCTAATTGCTTCCGGTCAGATGGAAAGCATAAAGGCATTTGAGTTTACGGCTTATGCGCTGAAAGGCGGTACCAGCCGCACACCGCTTATCAGTGGTACGCAATATCCGGAATATTATACTTACAATCACGAACAGACAGTGAAACTGCTCACGGCACACGTAGAACATTTCATAGAGTTTTTGGAAGCTAATAGAGAATCTATCACGGACAAGAAGATTTTCGGACTGGAATAATGGCACAAGAAGCTATCCTTATATAAAGAAAAAGGTGTGGTAACACTGAACAAGTCCTTTGATTTCATGTGCTCGCAGCTCCGTAACGGTCGTTACAGGTTAATTATCGAACGTTACACAGAGCCGCGCACATTAAGTCAAAACGCCCTAATGTGGCTTTGGTTTACCTGTATCGAACAGGAAACAGGAACGGACAAACAGGACGTACACGATTATTACTGCAACCTATATCTACGAAGGACAACCATTATCAAAGGAAAAGAAACGGTCATAGCCGGAAGCACATCGAAACTGAACACACTGCAAATGACGGACTTTTTGAATAAGGTCAAAGCAGATGCAGCCACGGAACTGGGAATAACACTTCCCCTTCCGGAAGACCGTTATTATAACGAATTTGTCAACGAATATAAATATAGAAGATAATGAAGATCATAAAAGCTAAAATCACCAAGGACAGTACCTTGGTGGCCACCTACAAGGATGAGAATGGTACAACCACCGTAGAAGGCAAGAACCTGGTAACATCAGACCTTATCAATGCGTTCAGCAAGCTGAATCCCCACGCCGCTTTGCTTACAGAACAGAAAGAAGTGGACGGTATAGAATCAGTAGATGAAGTGCCTGATATCATAGGACAGGTGCTTGACGTTACAGGGTATTCCATTGGCGGAGATGGAGATAATGAAGGGGTTACTCTGATAGCCAAACGTTTTCTCAAAACAGGAAAAGTTCTGAACCTATGCGCTCCGTTCACCATGTTCAATAATGAGAATGAATCGTATATCAATGCCTTCGAGCTGGAGCAGGAAATCCAATCCTGTGAGTTCGAAGTCAAAGAGTATCTGTTCAACAAAAAATGGCGAATTGTACAACAGGAACTTCCGTTTGAGGAAGACACGGCGAACGCAGACGTACAACCGGACGCCATTCCAGAAGCCGGTACAGACTTCAATCAAGAGGTTGCGGAATTCCAGCAGGCTATGAATGATGCAGGGGTTGACATAATAATGAACGGAAAGAAAATTAAATCACGTAAACCACGTAAAGTCAAACAACTTGCATCATGATACCGCCGTCCCCATTTTGCGTAACTACTACCCCCAACTGCTTCAAACTAGCCTTCCCATATCATCCAAGATTAGTGGAGCTAGTCAAACGGATTCCAAGTGTAAAACAGAATATCCGGGCAGCCTATATCGCTGACGAAAAAGCTTGGAAGGTATCTCTACAAGATAAGGAATACGTGAGGATGATGGCAGATTGGGCGGTACAGACAAAGATATGCAGCCGGGTACAGCACAAAGTGACAACAAGAGAGTATAATGACTATACTATTCCCGACCTTCCAAAACTTACGGTTCCACACGGATTGCTGTTGGAACCGTACGAATATCAGAAAGAAGGCATCGCTTATGCGCTACAGCACAAGCGGTGCATATTCGGGGACCAACCGGGACTGGGAAAGACATTACAGGCAATAGGCACGGTTACGATAGCAAAAGCGTATCCGTGCCTTGTCATTTGTCCGGCCGCATTGAAAATAAACTGGCAACGTGAATTTAAGAAATTTGCCGGAAAAAATGCCATGATTCTGGATGATCGCAATAAAGCCAGCTGGCACCGTTTCTTTGAGACTAAATGCTGCAACATATTCATAACAAATTATGAATCACTGAAAAAGTTTTTTGTACTTAAAGTAAAGGAGGATGCACGGTTTACCATGAAATCCATTGAGTTTGACCCGCGAATATCGTTATTCAAATCCGTAGTCATTGACGAATCACACAAGTGCAAATCCACCAAGACCCAGCAATCCAAGTTCGTAGAAGGAATATGTAAAGGCAAAGAATATATCTTGGAACTGACGGGAACCCCAGTAGTGAACAACAATACAGACCTTATACAACAACTCAAGATAATGGGACGATTAGAGGATTTCGGAGGATACAAGTGTTTCGTAGAGAGGTTCTGCGATGGACCTAAACAGTCAAGCAATGTGAAAGAACTGAACTGGAGGTTATCATCGACCTGCTTCTTCCGGCGCGAAAAGGCCAAGGTACTCACTCAGTTGCCGGACAAGTCACGCCAATATATAGAGGTGGACATATCCAATCGCAAAGAATACGACAAAGCGGAAGCCGACCTGATACAGTATCTCCGGACTTACAAGAATGCGGACGATGAAAAGGTGGCCAAGGCATTAAGAGGCGAGGTAATGGTGAAAATGGGAATATTGAAAGCCATATCAGCCAGGGGAAAAATCAAAGTCTTTTCCGAATTCATCCATGACGTGATTGACGGAGGTGAGAAACTGATAGTCTTTGCTTACCTGAAAGAAGTAGTACAGGAACTAAAGAAGATATTCCCTGAAGCTGTCACCGTTACAGGCGAAGACAATGCTACTCAAAAACAGACAGCGGTAGACCGCTTCCAAAACGACCCTTCTTGCAAGCTGATCATCCTTAACTACAAATCAGGAGGTACAGGTCTTACATTGACAGCTTCCAGCCGTGTGGCGTTTATCGAGTTCCCATGGACTTTCTCCGATTGTGAGCAGGCAGAAGACCGAGCGCATCGGAACGGACAGAAGAACAACGTAAACTGTTACTACTATCTTGGAAAGGATACTATCGACAAATATATGTATGATGTCATTCAGGCCAAAAAAGGAATAGCCAACGGAGTGACAGGGACGGATGATGTGGTTAAGGAGAATGTGGTAGATATGGCAATGAACCTATTCAACGGAAGAATATGAGAAAACAGACAACACCATTATCAGAAAGCCAAATACAACATGATTGTTTGGTATGGTTCCGGTTACAATATCCCAAACTGGCACGTATGCTTTTTGCAGTGCCTAACGGTGGCAAACGTGATGCCAAGACAGGAGCACGGATGAAGTATGAAGGAGCAGTGAGAGGTGTGGCAGATTTGATCCTGCTCATACCCAAAAAGGGATGGGCTTCCCTCTGCATAGAGATGAAGACACCGAAGGGTACACAGAGCGAGCACCAACGAACGTGGCAGACAGAAGCAGAGAGATACCAAAACAAGTATGTTATCTGCCATTCACTACAGGAGTTCATAAACGAAGTAAATTCTTACCTACAATGACTTATATAGATTACGTAAACCAATTTTGGAAGACACATCAGAGTGTAGCATTTTCCTCGAACGAAGTTTATTTGTACTTCTTCCTTTTGAACGAGTGCAATAGTCGGGGTTGGGAGAATCCGTTTGAGTGTCCCAACAGACGAATCGTCCTCGCAACCGGTATATCAGAACCAACCGTAATTGAAGTCAGGAACAGATTACAGCAAAAAGGTTTACTACAGTTTGAGTCAGGTAAGAAAAATGCGAAATCGCCCGTTTATTACTTAAATGATTTAAGTAAACCCTTAAGTAAACTCTTAAGTAATGACTTAAGTAAACCTTTAAGTAAAAAGGCTAACATTAATATAAGACTTAAGAGTAAAGATAATAATAACTCTAGCGAGTTATTTAAGCCCGAGCAGGAAAAACCTAAAAAGAAGCCTTCAAAACCAAAAACCGAATTTATAGCCCCTACCCTGGAACAGGTGAAAGATTACTTCCGTGACAAGCTCCCGGACTGGGAGCAGCAGGCGGAGATATTCTTCTACCACTTCGATGCGCTAAGCTGGAAAAACACCAACGGGTCTAAAATTGAACGATGGGACAGCCGGGCTAACCTTTGGATAATCGAAAAAAGACTTCAAAATGGAAACAAGCCTACAAAAACAGATCACTGTGATAATGTCCCCAGGACAGATACCTCAATCCAGGAAAAAGCCGGAGACACTGACACCGCTCCAGCAGACCTTGAGAAATGGATCAACAGCCTCCCAATTGGTTGACAACTGGTCCGGCACGCAAGCCCAGCTGAATTGTAACCTGACATTAGCACAAGCAATCAGGATTGAGGGTATTCCCACCCTTGCGGACATCAATGTTGTCTTCGGCAACGCCACATCAGTCAGGATTATCACAGAGCACCTGCAATCAATCCTCCGATACGCAGGCATTGATATCGCACCTCAACAACTTGCCGAAACGGCGCTAAGCATATTGGCCAGCTATTATTTTCTCAATCTAGCCGAGCTTTGCATATTCTTCACACAGCTTAAAAACGGGAGCCGTGGACAGTTCGTCTGGGGAAACAGGATAAACAACCAGTCCATTATGGTAGCCCTATCGGACTTTTGCAGGGATAGAAGAGACGAGCACGTCAAACTGTCCAATGAAACCGCCATGAAACAATCCCAAAAAGGTTTCACCCGGATAGAAGATGCAGCGTGCGCCATGATTGAGGGAGTAAAAAACATTCAGGAGCTCAAAGAAAAGGCTAAAAACGATTTCAGCGCCTTCACAGAACTTTTTCCTAACGTTCCCAATAACCATACTGCCTACACCTATTGGAAGGCATACGGGGGAAATGAGGATGCAATACGGGCTATATACGGAGATAATGCACCACCCCCCAACATTGCGAGTGATGATATCGGCAGGTTTCTCTGTGATTATAATATCAGAATCAATCGAAAATAACTAATATAATCAACCACTTCAAAATCAAATTTATCATGGCAAAGAATGACAGTTTCAAACAGGCAATCAAAGCCTATCTGGACAAACGGGCGGAAGAAGATTCACTGTTCGCCCCCAAATATGCGAATGAGAAGAAAAGTATTGATGAATGCTGTAGTTATATCATGGGTGAAGCCAGGAAGCGTGGTAACGCCATAGCGATTTCAGACGAGGAGGTCTACGGGATGGCAGTGCACTACTATGATGAGGACGATATCAAAATAAACCGGCTGCCTGCCGGAGAGAAAGCGTCCGTATCATCCCCCGCCAAACCTGTGGAACTCACCGAGGAAGATAAGAAAGCGGCACGTGACAGAGCAATCGCACGGCTAGCGGAAGAACAATACCAGACACTCAGGAAGAAAAACGTCCGAAAGAAAGCGGATGATAATGTACAACAAATGAGCTTGTTCTAATCATGAAACCGAGAACGAAACTTGAGAAACGTGTAACCGGACTGAGCAGCAAACTGTCCGCCGTTACCGAAGTACAAAAAGAATGGGCGAAAGAACATATATTCACCCACGAAGCATATAGGTGCAAGGATGAGCTATGGTGTTCCGAGTGCGGCGGAACATGGATAGACACAAGCAATAGCGAGCTGGGGACTACCCTGCTCAGTGATACGACCGAATGCCCGTACTGCCACCACAAACTGGACGTAAAGATCAGCCGGAAACGAAAAGTCGAGGAAGAAAAGTACATGTCCATCTTACAGACCGCCGGAGAGTTCCAGATCATAAGGCATATACTATGCTGCAAGTACGTCAGAAAAAGGAATTTTGATTTGAACAGCAGACAGGATTATATTCACTATGCTTTCTTTGAAGTGGTTCAGGAATGGATCACCGTCGAGGGGAAACGCACCATCATGGCAAAACCGATGAATATGGGAAGCAGCGGATGGATATATTCGGAACCACTGAGCATAAAGGGTGAATACGGCAGTTACAGCTGGAATTATCGTGGAGACCTATATGCGATATGGGGATGGATATATCCAAGAAAGAAACTAATCCCGGAATTGAGAAAGCGGGGAATCGGGAAACGGTTCCCCGATGTACCCCCCTCAAAACTTGTACGAGACCTTCTGAAAGGTGGCAATGATGCGGAATTATGTATCAAGACCGGACAGACGGATATGTTAAAGCACATGTACAAAACGGGCTATTACCAACTCCGATATAAACCGTCCTTCAACATCTGCAACCGCAACCGTTATACAATCAGAGATGCAAGCATGTGGAATGACTATATAAGCCTGCTGTCCTATTTCCACAAGGATCTGCATAACGCCAAATACGTATGTCCCAAAAATTTAAAAGCCGAGCACGACAGATTACTAAGAAAGAAAAATGAAATTGAGGCAAGGCAAAGAAGGGAAAGGGACAGAATAAAGGCTATCCAAAAAGAAAAGCAGCTCAAGGAGGATATAGCATCATTCTACAACCGGATGGAAAGATTCTTCGGCATGGAAATCAAAGGCGACGGCATAGTCATCCGTCCGCTTGAAAGCGTAACCCAGTTCTACAAGGAGGGCAAAGCCATGCACCATTGTGTATACGCCAACAGGTATTACAGACGCAGTGAATGCCTGATCATGACAGCCATAGTCGGAGAAAAACATGTGGAAACCATCGAAGTGAATCTTAAATCTTTTCAGATAGTACAGTCAAGAGCCGTATGCAACGGAACATCGGAGTATCATGACTGCATTATCCGGCTGGTGGAGAAGAACATGAGTCTGATCAAAAAACTTACTGCATGAACATCTATCACACAGAACCCAGATTCGACTGCGAGAAATTCGCTCCATGCGGGCGCATCTCCCTGCACAAATGCCGGAAGTACAAAGGCAGACTGGATGAATGCAGGGGATGTACGCTTGTACACCGTAAAGCCAAGACGGTTGCCGGTACGGAAGCCGGAAGAAAGGTTTGTCCGCATTGCGGACGTTCCCTTCCGCTCCACCGGTTTTATAACAGGACTGTCAGATGTGGGGATAAGGAATACCGATGTCTCACCTCCTGGTGCAAGATGTGTATGAGTGAAGTCGCAGCGGAAAGAAATCGTAATAATTAATTTAAAAATCCAATGAAAAACGTAACGAAAATAGCCAAGAAGTCCGCAGGGCTTAGCCAAAAATGCTCGATTTGCCCACTTATGCAAAGATGCACTTTAGAAATCCATAGAGCCTGTTTTGACAGCTTTGTAGAGGGTTTCAAGAAAGGGGCCAGAGCTGCTGAAAAAGAAATAAACAAGAAATTCAAATCGGAACAGATATGAAACAGACAACCACGTCCGAATTTAAATATTGGCTCCGGATACATGGCATCCAATTAAAATGGTTGGGTACTGGTACCAAAAACAATCCAATCAAGATTAAATCAAAAAAAAGAAATAAATAACCATGAATAGTGACAGACAGAAGATATTAACTGATTATATTTCTTACATATACACGACAGGAAGGACTTATGATACTGTCGGGAAATATATCAAGCATGTCACGGATTTTTTAGAAATGGCCAAAGAAGTGAACCGCCGTGGCTATTTGAATTATAAACGTGAAAATGCTGATGTCATGGTGCGTCATTCGCTAATGTGTTCAGCTATATGCGATCTATTATCCTATCTCAACATCGGATATGGAAAAAGGGAAAAGGCGGTGAAACCTTTGGAAAAACTTGATGTCATTTCGGATAAGAACAAGAAACAACTTAATGATTTCATTGTGTGGCTGACCGACAACAATGATTACTCTTCTCATACAGTTGATATATATTACACATCAATGAAGAAGTATTTCGAGTATGCCAATGAGGTAAACATGGATAATTGCAGGAGGTTTATAAAAAGTCTCGAAGAAGAAAAATTATCTCCCGCTACCATCCGGTTACGTATTACAGCCATTGAAAAGTTCTCTAAATGGATGAAAAAGCCGATAGAATTAAAGAGACCTAAAATGAAACGTAAGCTGGATATTTCTAATGTTCCTACCGAGAATGAATATAATCGGTTACTGGAGTATCTGAAAACAAAACTCAACAAGGATTACTATTTCTTCATCAAGGTATTGGGTACTACAGGAGCCCGGCTCTCGGAGTTTCAGCAATTCACATGGGAGGATATAGCAATTGGCGAGGTTGTTTTGAAAGGGAAAGGAAACAAGTATCGGCGTTTCTTTTTCCAGAAGCAATTACAACAGGAGGTGAAGGACTATATAAAGGAGACAGGCAAGTCCGGTACTCTTGCTGTCGGGAGATACGGACCGTTGACTCAGAGAGGTTTTTCACAACACCTGAAAGCATGGGGTAAACATTGTGGTATCGATTCAAAAAAAATGCACGCGCATGCCTTCCGACATTTTTTCGCTAAAATGTTCCTGAAAAAAAACAAAGATGTTATTCAACTGGCCGATCTTCTCGGTCATGGAAGTGTAGACACAACAAGAATTTATTTACAGAAAAGTTATGACGAACAAAAAAAAGATTTTAATCGAAACGTTACATGGTAGTGTTGCGCAGCTCAATGAACTGTCATCCATGACCGAAGGGATAGACATCTATGACGATACCGGGCATGTTGACACCGATTTCTTGATCGAAGCGATATCTTGCGTCAGTGCCTTCATGGACGCAAGCAACATAGTTGTAGAAAAAATATCTTCACTGTTAGCGCCGGATGTTCCGATAGCTGAAAAGAAAAAGCAGGCTGACGAAGGCAAAAAATGGAGTGTGGAAGAGATATTGAAACATTGTACTCTTGAGGACGGTGTTCTGAAACTTCCTCAAGTTCAATTTAACAAAAAGTCTTATGCTGAAGCAAAGAAGTGGATAGAAGAAGCCGGCGGCTCATGGCAAGGTGGAAAGGTACAAGGTTTCACATTCCCGTTTAATCCGAAACGTGTGTTTTCCGTTTTGAAAGAGGGTAAACGGTGCAACCTACAGCAGGATTACCAGTTTTTTGAAACTCCGTCCGATGTTGCCGACTGGCTGGTTATGCTTGCCGGAGGAATACATGAAAATGATACGGTATTGGAGCCGAGTGCCGGCCGCGGTGCTCTCATTAAAGCCATTCATAGGGCTTGTCCTTCCGTAACAGTGGAATGCTATGAACTGATGCCGGAAAACAGAGAGTTTTTGCATTCGTTGGAAAATGTGATACTCCTTGATGAAGACTTTACGAAAGACAGTGTAGGGCATTACACTAAGATTATTGCAAATCCTCCGTTTTCCGGTAATCAGGATATAGAGCATGTCAGGCTTATGTATGATCGATTGGAAGAAGGCGGCACGCTTGCAGCAATAACTAGCCAACACTGGAAATTCGCTTCGGAAAAGAAATGTATTGATTTCCGCAACTGGCTGAAAGAAGTACATGGAGAAGTTTTTGAAATTGGAGCTGGCGAGTTTAAAGAGAGTGGAACTACTGTTAGCACTATGGCGGTTGTAATAAAGAAATAATTCAAAAAAAAATTAGTATGTTGACAATAGAAATACCAAAATCAAATAGAAGAAAATCCGAGGAAGACGAACTTGCATCTTTCATCCTCTCGGAAATCAAAAAGAAAGGCGAATGTGTTTACTTTCATTATGGCGTAGGATGGGGAAATAACTGGCCTCATTGTTGGGCAAAAAATACTGGAAGTGACGCTAAAGACAGACACCAAATTTCGGAGTTGGCGCACGATAATGTCATAAGAGCATTTATAGACAAGGGCTATTCTGTCGAGTATAGAAGTGAAATAGCCGCCGGAAGATATGTGATTATCAGAGGATAGCTACAATGGTAATGAAAACGAAAACAAGTAAAGTCACGTTTCTACTCCGTTCCAAAAATCTGCAAAAAGCATTATCTATCTTTCCCACTTTTCATATTAACGTTCATCAAAGAAGAATGCAAGACTTTACAGGTTACCAGTGAAATACTTTCCTGTAATTCTTTATCTTACCAGCAATTCGGCATTGATATCAACAAAGGAATTATAACACACATAACAAAGTATTGACAAGCCGTGTCAGTACTTTGTTTTCCTCATTTTTCCCCTTAGCTCCCTTATTAAGTACCTTCGTTTCTGTAACGCAAAAAAAGCAATTATGGAAATTATTTACAGAAAACTAGAGGAACTGAAGAAACTGGAAAACAATCCAAGAACTATTTCGGATGAACAGCTAGACAAACTTAAAGAGTCAATCCGAAACAATCCGGATTATTTCGAAGCCCGACCGATCATCCTGTCAGACCGTACTGGCGAATTGATCATTATAGCCGGAAACCAAAGGTATGATGCCTGTATATCGCTAGGTATGCAACAAGTACCGACCGTTCTTATTCCCAACCTGACCGAGGAAAGGGAACGTGAGCTAATCATACGTGATAACGTTAACAACGGACAATGGGACATAACCAAGTTGTTTGACTGGGATTGTAACGAGTTGCTTAATTGGGGTATGGAAGGCATCAGCTTTCCTGATCCGACAGATTTTTCAGAAGATATAGAAGACAGTCATAATGTACTCAAGAACGCAAACTATGAAGCCGGAGCTCATATCAAATATTTAGTATTTGAGGGGTATAAGATTCCAGTCAGTGAAAGCGAACTGGAAGCACTGAAAGCACGGGCTTCTGAATATTTGGATGAGAACGGTGTAATGGTTGGTTTTGTTAATAATCTACTTAGCTTATGATGGAATACATAGACATATCAATATTGAACCCGGCAGAATATAACCCACGCCTGCTCACTAATGAAGCACAAGAAGATTTAAAAAAATCCATCAAGGAATTAGGCATTATCAAACCGATCATCATACGTCAATCGGATAAACGTATCATGGCAGGACACCAACGTACAAAGACAATGAAGCTGCTTGGGTATACCCATGTTCCAGCCTTTATTCTTGATGGTGTAAACTCCACCGATGAAGTAAGGTTCAACCAACTTCACAACTATGCGGAATGTGAGTTGTCGGAAATCCAACCAGAAATCAATGTAAGTCTTCCTAAAGGAACAGAAGGATTTTATACTGTATCCAACAAAGATATCTCCATTCTTTCCAAAGGAGGAAACAACTCACGTGTTGTTGACCTTACGAAAATGATTCTCCGTTACGGCCAGTTTGCAAATGCCGTATGTGACCATACCGGGAAAGTGATCATCTCAACAGTATATGCCAAAACGGTAAAACTATTAGGTATGGACCTACTTGTATATGTCCTTCCAGAAGGGAAAGAAGAAATCGCGCTCAAATACTTCTCTAAGGAATATGGAGTGTTCGAGTATTCCCATCTGGAACGAAAGACCTATATACAGTCTTTTGCCCAAAAGGCACGGCTACGGCAAAAGAACGGGGTTCCAAGCAAGCGTAGCCATTCAACGTTGTATGAAACGCAGGTTATACCATACATCACCAAGGATATGCGCATACTCGATTTCGGTGCCGGACAAAAGGATTACGCAACCATACTGAAGAAAAAAGGCTATCTCATTGACGCCATTGAATTCTTCCACCGCAAAGATGGAGCGGACATCATTGATGAAAAGGAAATCAGGCAAGACTGTGCTTCCATATGCAAGACCTTGTCGGACTACGGGCTGTACGATGTGGTTGTGTGCGATAGCGTGTTGAACTCTGTGAACTCAGAAGAGGATGAAAAGAATGTCTTACTTTCGTTATCAGCATTATGCAAGCCCGGAGGAATGATATTCTGGTCTGGCATTCCGCTGCTGTTCGCCCAGAAATCATCTGAACGCAAGGAAACACACGACCATCGTTCTAAAGCCGTATTTCTTGACGCAAAGAACTTCACAGCCAACTTCCGTTTTGGTGAATGGTACTTCCAGCATTATCATTCCACAGCTGACATCATCAGATTAAACACAGCTTACATCGGAAAGGATTTTAACATATTCGATAAAGGAATGAAGATAAGCCCAGAAAAAGAGTTAAGAGGTTCGTCATTTCAAGTAGCATCAACCAACGGAAGGAGCGCAAGTAAGAATGATTATCTGAAAGCGTTGCAATATGAATTCACACTTCCTCTTCCCAATAATCGCAAATGGGATCTGGACAAAGAAATTATACCAATCTTTAAAACACTATAAACAATGGCAGCACCTAAAGGAAATCAGTTTTGGATGTTACGCAGCAAGCATGGCAGGGATAAACTCTTCGCCACGCCTGAAGCGTTATGGGAGGCGGCGTGCGAATATTTCCAATGGTGTGATGAAAACCCATGGACAACAAGAAAGGCTATACAACGTACCATGCCTGTTAGACGCAAAAAAGGTAAAAGAACAGAAACTGTTAATGAACAGCAAACACAACAAGAAGTTTCACCTACACAGCGCCCCTACTCTCTCACCGGATTATGTATCTATCTAGGTACTTCATCACGTTGGTGGAGTAGCTTCAGAAGTGAATGCATGAAAAAAAATGATGAAGATTTTTTGCACGTCATCGCGCGGGTGGAAGAAACCATCGAGACTCAACAATTTGAAGGAGCCTGTGTTGGCGCTTTCAATGCAAACATTATAGCCCGAAAGCTAGGGTTGTCCGACAAACAGGAAGTGGATCATACAACACAAGGCAAACCCTTCAACGGATTTGACTTTCTTCCCTATACTCCCGAAGCTGACAAATTGAAGTGATATGGAGCAAAAGGTTAACTTAAAACAGCGATTGGCATACAATTTTCTTCGTGACAGCAAAACGAAATTTTTATTGTATGGTGGTGCCGGAGGTGGTGGTAAATCATGGCTAGGCTGTGAATGGCTGATGCAATGTGCCTACTATCTTCCCGGTACTCGCTGGTTTGTTGGCCGAAATAATTTGAAGGATAGCCGTGAGTCCGTTACCGTGACCTTCAATAAGGTAGCATCTTCTCACAGCTTCACGGCATACAAGACAACAAATGAAGGGATAGCCTTCGACAACGGAAGTGAAATCGTTTATATTGACTTGACGTATTATCCGGTGAAAGATCCGATGTATGAACGATTGGGGTCTAAGGAATATACAGGAGGATGGATAGAGGAAGCTGGTGAAGTGCACTACCTTGCCTTCGAAGTCTTGAAAACCCGTATCGGCCGCCACATGAACGATGTATACCATGTACCCGGAAAGATACTTATCACCTGTAACCCGAAGAAAAACTGGCTATACCGTGAATTCTACAAGCCCTGGAAAGAAGACAAATTACAAGCTCCTTATGCATTTATCCAAGCTTTGGTGCAGGATAATCCTTGGGCAACAGAAGACTACATCGAAAGTCTTCGAAACACAAAAGACCGGGTAACAAAGGAACGCCTATATTTCGGCAATTGGGAGTATGATAATGACCCGACTGCCCTGTGTAACTACGACGCTATCTGTGACTTGTTCACGAATGAGTTCATTGCTCCTGCAGGTGAATCTACCGGTTCTGCAGACCTTGCAATGAAGGGACGAGACAGATTTATCGCCGGTCATTGGAAAGGGAATGTGTGTTTTATCAAACTGGATCAGGAATACAGTACTGGAAAATCCATTGAAACAGACCTGAAGCGGATGATGATAGAATGCTCAATTCCTCGTAGTAAGATGATTGCGGACTCTGACGGATTGGGGAACTATCTTGAAAGCTATCTGAACGGTATCAAGGAGTTTCATGGAGGAGCACGACCTATTAATCCTGAATTTGACAATTTGAAATCAGAGTGTGCCTTCAAACTGGCTGAGATGATTAACAATCGATTGCTTCGTATCGTATGCACGGAAGCACAGCGGGAACGGATCATTGAAGAATTGTCAGTTCTCAAACAAGCACATATTGATGCAGACACACGGAAGAAAGGAATAATCAGCAAAGAAAAAATGAAAGAAATATTAGGTCATTCCACAGATTACCTTGATATGCTGATAATGGCAATGATATTCCGCATCAAACCAACACCAAAACGACCAAAAGCAAAAATAGGAAAGATATGACAGTAAAAGAATTTTTGACAATAAGCAGCATTGCCACCGAACCCGAGGTCATTAGAACCAAGTTGGATGAACTGAAAAAACCTTATCAACTAGGGCAGTATAAGACACCAGATACCCTAAACGACATAAATATGGGAGAACTGATGCAACTGCAATCCATCGAAACAGAACACGATATCTTGTTCGTTCCCTGTACTGTACTGATGGGGCTGAGTAAACGTTATATATCCCAACTTCCAGCTACCGATGTACTGGGATTCGTACAATGGGTGGCCAAAGAAGTTGAACGAATAAATAAACTATTCGCGTCGACGAATGTACCACCCACACCCGAAGAGAAGCAAGCAGGATCCGAATTGCTAAATTTTGGACCTTTCGGCATGATTGATTACTATGCACAGCGCATGGGTATCACTGATCATGCAGAAGTAGACAGCGTGCCATGGGTCAGAGTATATAAATGTCTTGACATGGACGCCAAAAGAGTAAGATTCGAACGTAGATTAAGAAACATATTAAGTAAGAAGAAATGACGGTAGAGCAAAAAATTAAAAAGATAGTAGACTCTATGGAGGGTGTAAGTTACCTTTTTGACAACTGGCAAACAGCCAATATAAGACTGGACAAGATTAAATTGCCGGCAGTGCTTAATCTCCTTCCTGTAAGCGGAACTTTTAATCTAGGCAGACAGCAGTTAAGAGACTGCCCTAACTGTATGATGGCATTCATGGATAAAACCAAGTTCGATTTTGATGGCACAGAAAATGATGCAGTGATAGAAGGATGCAAGAATAAAGCCAAAGAATTCATATTGCTATTGAACAGGAGTGGGATGTTCAAAGAAATATCAGGAGATATCCCTTATTCTGTTTTCTATGACAAGCTGGATGTTAATGTAACCGGAATAGTTATCCAACTTAAGTTAGAAGAGATAATGGGTACTGTTATTTGCAACAAGAGCGTGAAAGAGATTGTATATGGCAGCAGAAACTAAAGCCGGAACCCTAAGGATAATAGGTGAAGAGCTGGAAGCGTTACGCAAGCGAATTATAGCCAACCATGAAGCAGCCGGACAAGTAGCCAGTGGAAGGACAAAGGGCAGTCTGAAAGTAGAAATGTCGGAGGACGGAGGCGTTTTGTGGGGCAGGCAGGCATTCGCGGTACTAGAAACCGGACGTGGGCCAGGGAAAGTTCCGAAAGGATTTTACAAGATTATCCGCCAATGGGTGGAAGATAAGGGTATACAAGTAAAGAAGCCCGATTCCTTCGCCTACCTTGTCGCTAGAAAGATAGCCAAGGAAGGAACGGAACTATACCGAAACAGAAAACATGAGGAAATCTATTCCCGTGATCTAGAAAATACCGTGGACAATATAGCCAGCAGGGTATCGGCTATATATGAAACAGAAGTTGAACATATAAATCTGAATTTCGACAATGAGAACACATACGATAGATAATACAACAATTGAATATCCTGACCAAATAGGATTCTGCTTTAATCCTGTGATAATAAATATCCTTGGCGGAAACTATCAATCTGTTACTGCAACGGTAACGGACACCACCACAGCCACATCAGACAGAGAGAACAGAGCGACGTTCGGTGGTTCCTGCTTCTTTGACCTATCATTCTATACGCAGAGCTATTTTGACGAATACAGAGAAGTCGATTACAAGTCAATTCACGCCGAAGATAGTAAGTTAGGACGTCTGTTTAGCATAGAGCTTGATATGTATAACGAATCAGGAACACTTGAAAACAGCTTCCAGTTCAACGTATTCATATTGTGGGGAGCCAGTAAGGTTGGAGAGCAGTATAATGGAAGCCGAGTGCTGACATGGTTCAAAAACTACCCATTCTCTGTAGGCTTATACTCTGCAACATCAGGGAATGTAAAAGTAACTATAGATGGTTCCGAAAGCTCCCCTATCGCATTATCAGGACAAAATGCATGGAATATCATTCTTGCTGGAATAGATGCTTCAGACAGGGTGGAATTTTATCTACCTGGAAGTAATACGGCAGCATCTGTTTTTGACCACACCTTTGATTTCACCTTCCGAGGGCTGCTCAATATGGCCACAAAGATCACTTGTAAGGTTGACAATTCAGACTGTGGAATATACTTGAGATGGATCAACCGCCATGGAATGTGGTGTTACTGGCTATTCATGCAAGGAGACGAGACTTCGCAGGTATCCAATGACGGAGAGTTCATCAGAAACAATATGCAGGATTACAGTTACAAGAACGGATACCATGGAGGTAGCGGACGAAAGCAAAGGAAAATGGAAGAAACGACACTTCCCGTATGCGCTCCATTAATAGACAGCATAACTTATGACTTCCTTTACCAAATGGCCACATCTCCTGTTGTTGATATGTTCATGGGCTATGATGATAACGGTAACGCCAGATGGATGGCCGTAAATGTGTCTGTGGGAAATTTCGTCAAACAGCGGGTATCACTGCAAGACTTTGAAGCGAACATTATATTACCTGAAACTAACGTGCAGAGCTTATGAGAAATGAATTATTATATGTCGGTGCCAACAACAAATTAGTAGATATGGACGACAGCACCAATATCACATTAAAATACAAGAATAATATATTCACCGATATAGGCAAAATTGTAAGTAACACAAGCTACACTATTAAACTTCCAAACACAGTGAGGAATCAGTCTGCATTTCTTCACGCAGACCTGCCATCCTGCCAATATTCCGTTGCTTCATTTTACCTTGACGCTAGATACATAAGAAACGGAGTAGAAATTATCAAAGGGGCAAAAATATACTTGATAGGCACGTCTGATGTGTTTGAAACCGCATTAATATGGGGAAACGCAACACAATTTTCAAGTATTGCCAATGAAGAAAAAAAACTGCAAGATTTAAAAGAACGTTGGCATTATGAAAGCCAAGGGAATGATCCATTTCCTGATTATTACATCGAATGGAATAGCGGAAAGAACGTAAGCCAATATGATAGTCATGGAGATTTCTTTTTCCCAAAAGTAAATTACAATATACGTTCAGCCGATAAAGACTTACCCTATCATCCGGCAGTTAAAGCAACATGGATTTTAGAACATATATCACTTGATAATGATGTGATATTCATTTTTCCAAGTGAACAGCAAGCAGTCTTGAACAAGCTGTTTATCCCATTGCTGACAAGAAATGACGGGTTGGAATTCTCTCAAAAGAATGAACTGTGGTTGAATGCAAAATATTACCTTAACCAAGGAACCGGGCCTATTGAACTTTACTTCGAAAATAAAGAATATTCATCATATTATGGAACGGTAAATAAAAGCTCGCTAAGCGAAGGCACATTCATTAGTGGAATAAAGACAAAAGGAAACTCCATAAAGCTCAATGCTTCAGGCAAAGTATCAATACATACTTTAACTTCTTTCTATCCCAGCAATGCAGCCATGATAGCTTATTATATTGAGAACGGAGAGAACAATGAAATATTCAACATAGGATATACGGATATAATAAGCAATGGAGGAAACTCTTACAATATTACGTTTGAGTTCGAAGGTGTAGAGTCTGACTCAGTAAACAAAGGTACAGATATCCGGTTTGGATTCACAAATATCGGATTTATTGCAGACGTATCAAACGGTGTAGATGGAATCATAAATCTAAGAATGGAAAACAGCCTTGTATCGCCCAAGCAACCAGACGAAAGTATTCTTAACGGGAATGGTCATTACCCCATTATACCAAATTTGCCAGATATGACACAGCTTGATTTTATTAAAGCAATATCTACCATGCTAGGCGTATTTGCATATCCTATTGAAGGCACGAACATTATAAGATTTATGTCTGTCGATGATATCATAAAGAAAAAAGAACAAGCGTACAATTGGACTAGACGGGTAATAGCATCGTATATGGCCAACAAGCCTAAAGAAATGAAATTCACTATCGATGGCTTTGCACAAAGAAATATACTTAAATACAAAGACGATGATACGGTAAAAGGCAACTACAGTGGAGAAATTACTTGCTTGATCAGCTCATTAGAGAAGTCTAGAGAAATGGCAGAGTTGAAATTTGCAGGATGCGACATGAGAGGAATTACAGCATTCATACGATTGTACAAATATGACGGAGAGGGAAAGGCTGAACTGCAAAAAGTTCAACCAAGAATACTTCTCGAGGAAAACAATGGAGGTCTATCAAATGGAACCTTCACACAATTGTCGTTCACAGATATCATAAAAAGATTCTACACAAGCTTTCAAAATGCAGTGTATACCCCCAAAATCATTAAAGAAAAAATAGAAATAACAGAAAAAGACTTGAGAGACTTAGATATGACCACTCCAGCATATCTGGCCCAATATGGGAAATATTATGCAATTCTATCCGTTACAGCAGAAAATACAGGAATAGCAAATGTTGAATTATTACAATTAGACATCTAAAATTATGGCAGACAAAGTAGAAAAGATACTTGATATCAAAGTGAATTATAATGAGGCTATCAAAGCTATAGCCGAGTATCAGACAAAAATCGACAAAGCCAAAGAAGCAGAGGCGAAACTGAAGGAACAGTTAAAGGCTGGAGACATAAAAAGGCAGCAGTACAATGAAGAAATGGCGGCATCTAAAGCCTATATCAACGACTGTAATGATTCGATACGTGTTATAACGAAAACAATGCAAAATCAGCTCAAGCAGGAGAAGGCACAAGAAAACAGCCTTGTTTCTCTCCGTGCCAAACTGTCAAACCTAACGGCTGAATACGATGCTTTATCCGAAGCGGAACGAAATGCGGATACAGGCATGAACATAAAAAACAGAATTAATGAGGTTACTGATGCTCTAAAGGGCGCTGAAGAAGAGACACAGCGGTATTACCGAAATGTTGGCAATTACAAGGAAGCTATAATGGAAGCCGCCAATGCCAATATCCCGTTCGTGCAGCAGATAAATGTAATGGTGACCTCCTTGGGTGGAGTAAGAAATTATTTGTCTGGAGTAAAAACAGAAATGCTTACTGTTTCGACCACCACAACCGGCTGGATTAAAGTTTTGAAACTGTTGAAAGTTGCTCTACTTGGAACTGGTATTGGAGTATTAATTGTAGCTTTAGGATCTTTGGTATCATGGTTCACCAAAACACAGAAGGGCGTGGAAGCAGCCAATAAGATAATGGGTGCTCTTGGTGCCACTGTAAATGTCTTAATAGACCGGGCAGGCAAGTTGGGAAGTGCTTTAGTGAATCTGTTTACCGGGAACTTCAAACAGGCGGGGAATGATGCCAAATCCATATTCGCTGGTATCGGTGATGAAATAGTCAATGAAACCAAACAGGCGTGGAAGCTGGCAGAAGTCTTGAATGAGATAGACAAGAGGGAAGTCATGCTGTCCATGTCACGTGCCGCTAACCGAGCTGAAATTGAGAAGCTGAAAAAAGCTGCAGATGACCAGACCCTGTCCACACAGGAACGTATCAAAGCTGCGGAAAAAGCTGCAGTAATGGAAAAAGAGGACTTAAAAATCCAAACAGACTTAGCGAAAGCAAGAATTGCCAATATGCTCGGATATACTAAAGTAACAAAGGAAGCCCTTAAGACCATTGAGGACATGCAAAAAGGAGCAATTACAGCAGATGAAGCTATTGGAAAAATCGGTATATCGGAAAGCACTATTGATGACCTTAGGAAATTAAGCGAAGAAGTAAACAGATTAAGTGAATTGGAAGAAAGCAGTTACACCCGTCAGACAGAGCAGCAAAATACCCTAAACTCTATCCGCCAGGAAGGTGCAGACAAAGCAAAGGAAGCAAAGCAAACAGAACTGGAAGCAGTAAGGGCAGCAGAAGATGCTATGCTTGCCTTAGTGAAAGACAAGAGAGAACAAGCACGGAAAGAGATTGAATTGAACTATTCCCGGCAGATTGAGGATTTGCAAATCAGTTTAAAGCAAGAAGAGAACCTTACCGCTAAGGCTCGTGAAGCCATCAACGCCAAAATAAAGGCTTTGGAACAACAAAAATCTATGGAGCTTAGCAAGTTGTCCGATGAGGAGCTGAAAAAAGAACTGGAGAACCGTTTAAAAATGATATCCCTGCAATTGGAATCGGTCAAGGAAGGCAGCGAGCAGGAGTATCAGTTAAAGATACAACAATTACAAGCACAACAAGAGGCGGAACTTACCAGCACAGAACAAACCGAAGAAATGAAACTGGCCATTAAAGCAAAGTACAATACCAAGATAGACGAACTGGCAACAGTTCATGAGCAGGATATTATCAACAAGCAACAGGAAGCCATGCGCATACGCTTTGAAACGGAAATCGCACAAGCATATGATAACGAAGAGGAAATTCTTCGTATAAGGATGGAACAAAAGAAAACCGAGCTCGATAGCCTGCAGCAAATGGAAGGTGAAAGTATAGAAGCATTCAATCTTCGCAAGCTGGAAGCACAGAATGCTTATCTGAAAGACAAGAGAGAACTGAGCGATAAGGAGATTGAAATAGAACAAGCTAAATATGAAGCAATGGAACAGGTGACAAATGGCCTTGTAGCTCTCACAGAACAAATTGGGGAGTCTGATAGAGGATTTGCTATGGCAAGCAAAATGTTGGCTTTGGCAGAGATCGCCATCAATTCAGGTAAGGCGATCGCAAAAATGGTATCCGCTGAATCAGGGAAAGGTATTCTTGGTATAGCTACAATGGCATCAGGTATTGCAACAATCCTTTCTAACATTGCAAATGCTGTTAAGATAGTAAAAAGTGCTAAATTTGCAGAAGGTGGTTTGGTTACAGGACCGGGGACAGGAACGAGCGACAGTATTCCGGCACAGTTGTCGAATGGAGAATCCGTTATAACCGCCAAAGCTACGTCCATGTTCGCCCCTATCCTATCATCCTTCAATATGATGGGTGGAGGTGTACCTATTAATGTAACAGCAACGAATAATCAAACTTTAGGCGAAGATATGCTGGCCAGAGCAGTCGCCAAAGGAATGATGATGGCTCCTGCCCCTGTCGTTTCTGTAGAAGAGTTTACTTCAGTTGCGAATAGAATTAAATACATAGAAGAAAGCGGTAGTTTATGAAAGCATACGAACTATTATATATAAACAGGAACACTCTTAGGATAATGTCTGAAATGTCATTAGATGCATCAGATATTAAATACCTAGAAATGTATAAAGACTACACCCGTCTTACGGCTGAAGGTCATAAAAAGGCATATATCATGCAGTACCTGGCAGATGAATACAGCATTTCAGAAAGGACCATCTATAGAGTCATTGACAGGTTGTCCGTTGACGTTTCAATTCAATAAGGGGGAAGATTATTCTTCCCCCTATTTTTTTACTGACAAAGCGTGTCAGTGCTATTATGTTCTGAAATTCTTATAGCCATATACCGTTTTTTACCTTTGCTTCAAAATAGATTATATATGGCGAAATTATACATCAACAAAGATATTGTTGCGGATAAAGACAAAATGGAAAATTGGTATCTAACTGGTGAAGAGGGATTGTCTTTTCCCGATATTCAAAATTTCCTATCTTGGATAGATCCGAATGACCACGTTATTGATATTGAGATACATTCATGCGGTGGTGATGCCGTTGAAGGGTATGCCATTTATGACGCCTTACGTGCTTCAGGAAAGCAAATCAGCTGTACTGCAGTAGGACGATGTGCATCCATGGCAACCGTGATATTATTGGCCGCTGCAAAAGAAAGACGTTTTGCTTATCCACATGCAAAGTTTCTTATTCACAAGCCTTATATGGCTTCATACGATGGAGACCTTGATCTTGAAACCCTAGAATCAATAAAATCAAACTTGGAGAGTGAAAAAAACAAGATGCTAGCTTTGTATGTAGAACGCACAGGATCGGAAGCCTCAGTTATCGAAGCCCAAATGAATAAAGCCGGTTGGTTTGGTGGTGAAACAGCCAAACAATTAGGTTTTATCACGACCGTTCTTATGCCTACAACTGCCAAAGGGAGAACTTACACATTTAATAACAAAAAAATGAACAAAGAAAAAGAAGTAACAGTGAAGCAGACTATCATAGACAGGCTGCTGGCCAAATGCGGCTATCAAAAAATTGAAGACGTACAGGTCGTATCTATGGAATTGACAAATGCCGAAGGTAACACGCTTACCGTGGAAAGAGATGAAGGTGAACCCCAAGTAGGAGATACAGCAAGTCCCGATGGCGAACATGTCATGCCTGACGGAAAGACTATCATTGTGACAGATGGCGTTATTACAGAAATTAAAGATCCTGATGAATTGGAAGAGGATGAAGTGAAAGCTTTAAAAGCCCGTATAGAAGAGTTGGAAACTGAGAATGCTTCTCTAAAGACGAATGCCCGTACCATTGAGGACAACAAGATTCTGAACGCAGTCCGTATGGCCGGGGGCGAAAACTGGCTGGCAAAACATTGTAGTACTTATAAAGTGTCAGCTCGTACCCAAACGTTCAACAAGGGTATAAAAGGAGTAGAAGAAAATGAAACGCCTATTCAGAGAAAACTTCGTGAAGAAAGAGAAAAAAGAAACAACAAGTAATAAAAGGAGGGGAAATGCCTATTTTAGATTTTGACAAACTTACACCTGATAATCAGGCTGTAAAAGACTTGAAAGACCTTATTCAGTTAACAGTCTTTCAAAACGAGGACATGGAGCGTTTCATGACGTTTATGCCCAATGTGACTAACGGTAAAAAAGCTGGTTTTATCGGTGAAATGGAAGATGTCGGAGTAGCCGGCTCCGGATGCGACCCTGAATATAAAAAAGTGGCTATCGCTGCCGCCCAAAAGGAATGGGAAATCGGGGATTGGCAAATTCCTTTGGAAATGTGCTATACAGACTTGGAAAACACCATTGCCAAGTACTGCCTTAAAACGGGAACAAATATAGGAGACCTGACATCGACCGAATATATGGACGGTATTGTACTGCCGAAGCTGTCTGAAGCTATGATGAAAATGATGTGGCGTTTTACATGGTTTGGAGATAAATCAGCAGCGTCTGTCACTGGAGGTGGTCAAATCACTGACGGAGTAAACATCGAACTATTTAAAACATGTGACGGTTTTTTCAAACGTCTGTTTGCCATCTGTACCAACAATACCGGACAGCACACTGAAATTGCAGCCAACGCAGAAGAATCATATGCATTACAAAAATCAAAGATGAAAGAAACAGGCATTGCCACATCAATATTCGATGCGATGTTGCAAGATGCCGACAGCCGGATTTTCCAAAAAGACGGATGCGCAATTTTCGCCACCAAGTCAATGTGCGATGCTCTGACTCACGATATGAAAGAAAAGTACAAGGTAATCATGCCCTGGGAAGTTGTATTTGACGGTGTAGAGGTCAGCAAATACGATGGAACAACCATCGTTAAATGTTCCATTTGGGATAGATTTATTCAAGCCTATCAGAACAACAAAACCAAACTTAACTTACCGCATCGTGCTGTTTTATGTTCTCCTGAGAACTTGATGTATGGATGTGAGGGCACCGAACCGATGTCGGACTTGGATATTTGGTTTGATAAGAAAGCCCGCAAGAACTACATTTATTCAACAGGAAAATTAGGCTCCATGATTGGCGAAGATGAGTTGGTACAGGTAGCATACTAACGAAAAGAGCAAATATGGCAATATGTGATATAACAATCAAAAAGGACATCGCACCATCGTGCGATGATCCTATCGTTCCCGGGCTGGAACAGGAAGGTGTGATAATGAATCGCGCAGACGTGGATTTCGGTGCGGTTACATTCAACGCAACCCGTAAGAATGTGATCGAAACTCTTGCACTGAAAACAGGTAAAAAAGGTTACAAGGTACAGGTATTCGGTGCAACCCCCTTTACAGGTACCAATACAGCCTTGGCAACAGGAACCTATCGTAACACGTTCACTAACACAGTGAACATGGTTGTATTAGCAAATGACCCCGATGTATGCAATGACATTATTGATGGGCTTGCTAACGGTGATTTTGTCGTTGTATTGGAAAATAAAGCTAAAGGGTTAAATAAAACCGAGAATCCGGGAGATTCAGCTTTCCAGGTTTACGGTTACTACCAAGGTTTGAAAGCCGCAGAGATCGGCAATGACAAGTATTCCGAAGAAACGGAAGGGGGATGGAATATCTCTTTGCAAGAAACCAAGGTTCCCAAATCAGCATTATTCTTGTACAAAACATCTTACGATGCGACAAAAACGCTTGTTGAAACACTGACAAAACCAACTGAATAATTATGGAGTTAGAAGAAGTGGTTGATAAATTAAAGGAGCTAGGAGATCTTCCCTCCTACTCCTCTTCTGATAAATCGGAGATAGAAAGATTGTACAAGGAAGTATTAGGAAAAGAATTCACTAAGACATCATGTAACGACTGCTATCGCGATGCTGTAATCGAAATGACTGTTTACATCAAAAAGAATAACCGTATGAAAGAAAAATGTAATTATATATTAAAGAATGGTGTCCTGCTTCAACCGGAGTTCGGAAGCAATAAAATGTACACTAATGACAACCTCACTGATGAAGTTGCTGAAAAGTACCTTGCCAAAAATCCGAAAGGTGAAATTTATTTCGCCCATGTACCTACGGACTGGAAAGAACGTGTTAACAAATGTGGATACAATCAAAGCCTGCTTGATTCAATGGTAGAATCATTGCAAGACGGAGTTTCTGAAGAATCCGTGGCTGACACGTTGAAAGATTTCCAAATCAACGGCAAGAAAATCAGTAAAAAAGTTCTGAATCTGCATCTAAGCAAGGCCATTGAAATTGTGAACGCAATGAATGGAGAAGGCGAAGATAAAGTTGAATAAAAGAAATAAAGGACGAACGTAAACCTCGCGAATATGAGAGTAAGAGATCTAAAAAAGAAAAGCAGTAACCGCATTGATACAAGCTATTTACAAAATCTAGGAATTCAAGCCTACGGACAGGACAACCTATATCCGCAGACATTAAAGAATATCATTGCTGCAAGCTCTACTGCATCTGAATGCTCAGACCGTTTCGCTGACTTCATTGAAGGAAACGGATTCCGTGAGGTTGCTTTTTCCAAATATGTAGTCAATCGAAAAGGTGACACATTGGATGATGTGCACATGTTACTATGTAAAGACATGTCCGAACTCAATGGAATAGCAATCCATGTTAACTACAATGTTTTCTGTGAGATAGTGGAGATGCAGCACGTACCATTTGAAAATTGCCGTCTGACAGAAGAAGATGAAAACGGTTATGTGGCAAAAATAGCAGTACATCCAGACTGGAGCGGAAAGAAGACACGTAAAGGGAAAGCTCTGCAGGTCAAGAAAGAAAACATCGACTATATAGATGTTTTTAACCCTCAAAAAGATGTTATACTGGCTCAAATAGAAGCAGCCGGAGGCATTGAATACTACAAAGGTCAAATCCTATGGGTGTCAATGGCCGGGAAAAATACTTATCCTGTCGGGAAAGGTGACCGGGTGGCTACAGAAATGAGTACCGATGAAGGGCTGTCCAATGTCAAGTACAGAAATGTACGAAATAATTTCTTCCCTGGCGCTATGGTATTCACCAAAAAGGGATCGAACATAACCTTTGACGAAGAAGGCAACGAAGTGAAAGATACAGACGATGACGACAGTTTCTCAAATACACTCATCCAGTTGCAAGGTGATACGAATGCAGGAAAGATTATGGAAGTTACTTTAGAAAGCGATGAGGAAAAACCTGAAATAATAAATCTGAACTCACAAAATTACGACAAAGAATTTACCGTTACTGACGCAAGTGTGGTTGAACGTATTTATTCAGCTTATGGCCAAGAGCCATGGTATTGCATCCGTATTGGTAAAGTCGGATTCTCAGGCGATATTTTGGAAGATGCTTTCGAGTATTACAATTCTATCGTAAGCAAGCAACAACGCTTAATAGAGCGTACCTTTAGCCGTATATTCAGCTATTGGTATGAAGTAGTCAACCCCTCTAATGATTATAGTGTGGAACCATTAAAGTATGTACGAAATGCAGCAGTATCTAATAACAACAGATGAGGTATCGGCTTTGTCTCGCGGAATGTCTGTACATCTCGATCCTGACAAGATAGAAACCTACATCCGTGAGTCGGAGAATATCTACATCAAATCAGCGTTGGGAGACGAACTGTTCCTTGACGTGAAAAAAAATCCTGAAAAATACCAGCTACTGCTTGACGGAGGTACTTATGAAACTAAATGTAAAAAGAAGATAATCATCACTGGACTTCGCGTAGCTTTGGCTTATTATACCTATGCCTGTATTGTCAAAAATGGAGATGGGAATGTATCCCGTTTTGGCTTCGTGAACAAGGAAGGTGAATATAGCAGTCATACAGTATTCAAGGAAAAGATGATGGTGTATAGCGATGCATGTAGCATAGCTGACCGCTACCTGAAAGAATGCGTGCTTTACCTAAAAGAATGCGGTATGCCACTTTATAACGGTGAAGGGAAATTAAAATCTAATAGAACTGTTTTTCGTGTAATAGGAGAATGAGCGATTCTGTTGATATATTAAAGAAACTGGCTCTTCAAGTAAGAAACGCATCTACAGAAGGAGAGAATACAGCTGAAAGAATTGGGCGCATATTTATCGGGATTCTAGAAAACATGGATAATTCTGATATAGAAAAGCTCACCAAATACTTTTTGCGCAAAGATAAGGAGGATTCTACGAATTTCCTGCTATCCTTGCTAGGCGGAGTATTGATTAAGAATTATGCCAAGTTCGGTGACTTTATCCCCGGCGTTTCCGGAGGTTACATCGGTGAGGACGCCCGTGCCGAGCTGGAGGCTTTGGTCCTGCGCAGCTCTCTGAGTGTACCAGAACTTCGTTTCAACCGTCAGACCTATTTTGAAGGATATAATACTATAAGTCCCGGCGGAGGGCTGAAGATAAAAAGCTTTGTCGCCAATAGTGACGGCAGCTATACTGTCATCCCTGATCTGGAGGATGGTGTACCGCTGGGACAGAAGCCGGACGATATCCTCCTAGGCTTCTGGCATGACAAAAGCGTCACTACCGGTGACTTTATTGGTTTCCGGAAAA